CACCAACAAACTGTATGAATCTACGCTCGGTATTGACCGAACGGCGATTGAAGATGACCTTTATGGCCAGATTCGTATCAAGATTCAGGGCTTGGCTTATGAGGCTGCTAGGCATACAGAGCAGATGGTGTTCGATATCATCAAAGCTGGTAACACTGCAGGGTCAACTTGCTATGATGGCCAGCTTTTCTTTGATACCGACCACAGCAATGCCGGAGCAGAGTATACGACCAACCAGAGCAATACCGGCACAACCGCATTGAGCACGGCGGCAGTCCAGGCGGCTATCATCGTGATGCGCAAGGTCAAAGATGATAAGGGCTTGCCTATGGGTATTAATCCCACTCATATGGCTGTTCCTGTTGATCTTGAGTGGACTGCCATGGAGATTCTGGAATCCACATACTGGCCAGATACGACCGGAACTTCGGCTTACCAGAAATTGCCAAACAACGTGCTTAAGGGTAGGCTAAAACTGATTGTCAGTCCATATCTGACAGACACAACTGACTGGTTCCTGTTTGACTGCTCAAGGCCGATAAAGCCGATTGTGCTACAGAAACGCACAGGTGTAGAGTTCACTGCGCTCGAAGGCCAGTCAGAAGCTGGTTTCATGAGAGACCAGTTCCTGTATGGCGTGAGAGAGCGGAAAGCCGTAGGCTACGGCCTCTGGCAGCTTGCATTCGGTTCTATCGTTTCCGGCGCCTAATAGACCGGATTGTTGATTATTTGGGGGTGGTATCCATTCCACCCTTCAAATTAACGAGGTTCAAAAATATGAGATACATAGTAACAGCGAAAAAGCGGGCTGACTTCGGGGGCTTTTTCAGGTCAGGAAGATATTGGCCTGATAGTGGCACGGAAGTAGATGAATCGGAGATCACTGATGCAATGCGGAATGAGCCGATGTTGATTATCACGCCGGTCGTTGAAGTTCCTATTGCTGAGGAAATTGCAGAGGAATCAGAGGAACAGCCTGCAGAAGCTGAGGCTGTTGAATCAGAAACCGACGAAGACGAATCACAGGAGCCTGCAGAGGAACCAAAGAAGCGCGGTAAGTAATAATGGCCTACGTAGTTTACGACGATATCGACAACGAAATAACGGCGCTTACCGATTTTGTGCCTGCAGGGAAAGATGCAACCGCCTGGGTGAATAGTAAGATTGCATCTGCTGAACTGGAGATCAATGCTAAGTTGTCTAGCAGGTACGCTACTCCTGTCAGTCCGACTCCCGATGTCCTGAAAACCTGTTCGTTGAACCTGACTTGTTATTACATCTTGAGACAGAATTATACGCAGGAAGATGGAAATACATCGGATTGGGTTAACGAGTATCGGAAGACCTGTGATGAGCTGCTCAAGTCAATCATGACAGGGGAAATAGACTTGTCGGCACCCAGCACAAGTGACAACACGGATTCGATTCCATCATCCACATTGGATGTTGCCAGAGTGCTGACTAATGGCACTTACGATACTTCGGGTAATGTTTTGAGTTCTGGGACAATGGACGGGTTTTGAGGCTTAATAATGGCTGATGTAAGCATCTCGGTAATAGATACAGCATCACCGATGCTTGTTGCGCTTGCGGCTGGTGTCTCGGATTTCAGGAAACCGCTAAACACTGCCGGGTTGTATCTGACAGGCAAATCATTCATGGAGCAATTCCGGTCTGAGGGTGAACCTTCTTGGAAACCTCTGCAACCTGAAACCATAGCACGTAGGCGAAAGGGCCGCGGCAGAGGCCAACCCAAAATACTGCAGGATACCGGGCGGCTAAGACGCTCTTACACAAGCAGTGTGGCACCAAACTCTATCCACGATTTACAGCACTACAAATTGACTGTGGGTAGTAATTTGGTTTATGCAGCATTCCATCAATTCGGATTTCCACCACGGAATATCCCGGAAAGGCCACTAATAATAAGACCGCGTGATATCAGCACAATCCAACTAATATTCCAGCGATGGTTACTTCGACAGGCAGGGCGTAGATGATTGACTTTGTGACAATTGAAGCAGAATTAGGCACAGCATTGGCGGGTGTAACTGCGTTCAAGTCTATCGAAACTTCACACATCCGGGATCCATTACCCGTGGCACAGATGCCGGCAATGGATATTAGTGCTCACGGGCATACAGACGATAATCAGGATCCGGACTCTAAATATAAAGTGCAGTGCATTATTGTGATTCGCCGGTCAGGAGCAAAGCGTAAAGATAATGCAGAGGCTTTCAAGGCACTTGTAAAGTCGGTTTGCGCAGTGCTGGAAACCTACAAAGGCACTAGCTTTGCAGCCATAAGGCGAATCCAATCAAACATTAATGAATCTGATACCGGTGATGGATCAATGATCCGGATCGGTTTTATCCAACTTGAAATATGGGCCAGACAGTAGGCCGGAGGTAAATTATGAGCACACCGCAGTATACAAAAGAAAACTGCAGCGTTTTTACTTGGAATAGCGTCACAGGGATGCTTGAAGAGATCGGCACTGCAACGGTCCAGAAAACTATCGACAGGTATGAGAACAAAGCGGCAAAAGACACTTTCAAGCGTCATGGCTACGGAGCTGCCGAATACTCCGTGGATGCCGATATTAGGGCAACCCTTGAAGAAGGTAACTTATTCACCAAAGTTGGGCAGTACGCGACTCTCACAATCACCATGGACGGTTGGGCTATCATCGGCTCGTTTGGTTGTGATGACACTACCTACAATATGTCAGACGGTCATCGTTGGCAGGTTAAATTGTCCAGTGATGGTGTAGTCACAGAGTCTTAATTCTTTAAAAAGTTCAAAGGAGCTAATTATGATGGACGGTAATTTCGGGAGCATAATGCAACTTGTTCCTGAAACATATTCAGAAGAAATCACAATAACCGGGAACGGTAAATCATTTACCTGTAAAATTGATACTGCTGTCAAGACATCCACAATGGCGAAATACCAGAATGGACTCCAACAGCGCGAACTGGCTGTCAAGCATCGGAAGCAAATCGACGTTACTGTGCCGCTGGAAATCATTGCAGGGCATGAAGATTTGTTTGACGGTTGGAAAGATGCAGGAGACGGTAAAGCCACATTCCCGGTAGTAAAGCAAGAAGAAATCCTCACTGCTACCACTATCGAAACATTCGTCGGTGAACCTCAATTAACATGGGCTGAAGCTGTTGTTTTTGCTCGCGTCAACGGTTCAATCGCCTTGAAAATCCAAAAGCGTATACTCAAATGGCTCCAGGATGAGGGGTTGATTGAATCAAAAAACGACTAAAAGAGGATTGGTTTTATAGGCTAATCCTCTCAGTCTGCGTTGAAAAGTTGCACAGGGCTCCCGAAGAGTGTGGAGATATCCCTTTCAAAACTTTGCTTGATATTTATGCTCTTGATTTACTGGCTGATGAAGAATCCAAACGGAAGTAAAAGGAATCAACAATGAACGTTAGCGGCGTGACATTTACAATCAGGGCTATCGATTCGGCTTCGTCTGTGATTGGCAAAATAGGCCATTCTTTGATGGGGCTGAAGAACCTAGCTTTTAATGTCATCGGCTCGTTTAAGAATATGTTTTCCGGGCTTGCCTCACATATCACAATGACAATGGGAATAGGTTCGGCAGGCATTGCGGCTATGATGGGTCTGCTTGTTCGTAATTCCGTGTCACTGGCAAGCAATTTTGAGCAAGCCAAGATCGCATTCACCGGCATGTTGGGTTCTTCTGCGGCTGCGCAAGGTTTACTGGATACTTTGCAGCAGTTTGCGAATGTAACACCGTTCGAATTCCCCCAACTAATATCTGCAACCCGGTTACTAACCGCCTATGGATTCAAGGTCAACGAACTATTGCCAACATTAACAGCAGTTGGTGATGCTGTTTCAGGACTTGGCGGTGGAGCTGAAACTCTTAACCGGGTTATGTTGGCTATGGGGCAGATAAAATCTAAAGGCTTTTTATCAGGCGAAGAAGCCAGGCAAATGGCGGAAGCTGGAATCAACTCTTACCAGATGGTTGCAGAGGCTCTTGGTGTTTCAATCCCGCAGGCAATGGCTATGTCTGAGAAGCGCATTATTAATGCTGATATTGCTTTAAGTGCATTAGTCAAAGGCATGGAAACCCGCTTCCCAGGAATGATGGCCATGCAGTCCCAAACCCTCCAGGGTGTATCTTCCACACTTAAAGACATTTTCAATACCGGGCTCCGCAGGCTTGGAGAGGCTGCAACTGGCAAGCTAACGGCAATGGCTAAAGGTCTCATTAATATATTAGGCATGGTCTTCAACGATGCCAACATAGAGAGATTCAAGCACTGGATGGACGATATTTTCAGCAGGGACAACATCCAAAGGGCTGCAACCTGGTTTGCCAACATTTACGTATGGTCAAGGGACATATTCGGAAAAATGGGGGAATATGGCGGTAAAGCCATGAATTGGATAACCAAGGCCATGCACACTATGCATGATTACATGGCACGAAACCTTGTGCCTATGTTAGTAAGACTGACAGGCGTGTTAATTGGAATCAAGAGTATTGAATTCGGTATGAACGTTGCAAATGCAGTTGCTAGAATTGCCGGTATGATGCCAACTCCTGCAGCCGCAGCCGGGGTATTAGCTACTGCATTACCCATAGGTTTTGCCGCAGCCGGGGCAATGAATGTGGCAGGCCAGGTTGGTATAGCGGCGGCGGCTTACGAGTTAATGAGAATTCGCCAAAGTTTGAGAGACTTGAACCTGCCAGAGTTCCCACAATTCGGAGCCGGTGCGTCAACTGAAGAAGTTGGACAAATCGTTAACACATTCATGTCCGGCTTTGACGCTACAATGAGTCCATTGCAATCGGCAGCAGCACAGACAGCCACGAATACCGGAATCATAGCACAACAGAATAAAAGTGTTTTAGCAGCAATCTTTGGCAATGGTGGAGATCGGATGCAGGCAATGGCTACCCGTGCGAGATTCGGCAATTTGAACAGCAAGGGCGGAGGCCTGTCAGTTAACATCACAGTAGCCACACCACAAGATGCAGAACGGCTGAGATATGCCTTACAGCTCGCGGCTCAAGGTGTCCGATAATGTCGCTAGTCGTTCGTGTGGATGCCGAACAGTTTATGCCTACCCATAAGGGTTTTGCACAGACTGTTACGGCTCGGAATATTTGGGGTAGAGCGTCCAAGACGAATGTTGTCTTAGATCAATACACCGGCGTCTTAATGTGCAAGCCTCTGCAATTTTATGATGATTGGGAAGTCGCAGGAACTGTTACTCGTTACCCAATATCCGCCTGGACTGGAGATACTACGCACTGGGATGATGTTCTTAATTCAGTCGGATCGGGGAATGGCATTCTTAATGCAGACAATGCAGCCGGAAAGATCACCACTTCAACTACATTCGATGTTAATACTTCTTTCCTTGTCAGCTTCTTCCATTGCGGAACTTCTAACGACAGAACACCTGGTATCGAATTCGAGTTCGGACAATGGAAATTAGTATTATCCACAAGCGGGGATGCTACGCTTTCCCGTGGGGGTGTAACCCGCTATGCTGATATAATTTCAGATCCCATTTCAGATCAAATGGTTGAACTCGTAATAATGCCCTATGTGAATAATTCACTGTTGATCCGGAGGATAAATGGCTATAGTTCAGGAATGCTGGTTTCACTTAATGCCGAACTGGACACATCGGAAATGGTTGCCGATCCGCCTGAAATTATATCGGCAGGCAAGTTCTCAGTAACTCCAAAAAGTGTGGCCTGCAAGCAATTTTCGCTCACAGAACTAACCTATGATACCGAAGCGGATTATGAGTTAGTTTCTCCTGTTCTTGATTGCATATGGCCTCCCAGTGCTGCAATGACTCAATCTGTCGTAGGTGATAGCCTAACCAACTATGGCGGCGTTGCAGGCGTGGGATTGTGGGATAAAACCACAGACACATTATTTGCGGCCGACAGCGCAAAGCACGAATATAGAGCTGTTTTCCTGTTGACACCGCTGGCACACAAAACAACTATGATTCGGGGGCTTACATTCGGCTTCACTCCGGAGGCTAGAGCAGCTCTAACCGAAGCGGCTGACGTTTCGGACGATGTGCGAAGCATTGAAATTAATGTGGATAGCGATGCTTCCCAAACCGAAGCGCTTATCGATATTAGGAATCCTGAATCATATGGACTATTCGGGGCTTGCTCTCGATTGTGCACTATTGAGATTGACGGAAACCAGATATTACGGGGGATTCTCGCAGAACCTCCGGTCTACACGTACACCGAAAATGGCGATAGATATTATTCGCTTCGAGTCCAGTCGATTTACAGATACATCCAGACGGCAAGTATCGTCAATGAATTGAATCTTGCCGGGCAGGTCCACAGCGATGCTATGGGCTGGATTTGCTTCTTATCTTCACTTGCACCGAATGATGTTGAGTTCGGAATAACCACAGATATTATTCCGCTGGGAACATCTGCAGACGGGCAAATATCGACAGATTGGACTATCAAGCCATTCGATTCCGGAGAAACATGGGTCAAGAAAATATGTGATGAGACCGGGTGGGTTTTAACGGATGGAATTAATGGCGGCGTCTATGTCCTTCGATATTTGGACCCACTGGAGTTTGATTCCATACCGAAACATACATATCATATGAATTCGCAATATGAGACCGGGGCAAACCAGCGGGTTCATGCTTTTTCTACATATAGCATCGAGCCGGAAGCGAATGAATTCCACTTGATATTCTGCAATGAAGCAGGTGAGAAGTGCGATGCTGTTTATTATGATGCTGCATCGGCAAACGGTTCTTTAGCTGTTAGTGATAGGCCGTCCAATTGGCTGGGATTCGTCAAGAGGGGCGGTATAGACATTGGACAAAGGTCTGAGGCTGTCGGACAAGCATTATCCCTCAGAATTGGCGCAGAAGTGGCAAGGCGTGTGGATATGATGCGCATTGCAGCCGATTGGCCTATTTACTTGTGGGTGAATGATACAATTACTATTGCCGATGAGGATTTGGCGTCAAGTGGTAATTATCGAATCCGGACAATGGGTATTAAAATATCGTCTGAAATTGCCGGTCGGGAAGTCCGGACCTGTGATATTCTTGCGGAGTTGTTGGCATAATGGCTAATGTAATGGGATTTGATCAACAGTCTGCACCGCAGACAACATTATTGAGCACTTTGGGCAATATGGCCATGTCCAATTTTGTCAGTGCCAAAATGCAATCTCAACATGGCACAAAAGATGCTTACCAGCGAATCACAAACACCACGAAGCAGAAGGCTTTGGATACTGCCGGGAAGCAGAATCCATTACAGAATCAACCTGCGAACGTACCAAGTCAATCTACCAATCTTGGTAATTGCCAAGGGGTTGTGACTCGCGTGTTCTTTACGAAAGATACGCCCGCATAATGGGGAATTCCGGCTGGTATTTCTGCAAGAAGTGCAATGTTAAATTCTGCTTAGATTTGTTGCCAGGCGAAACCATAGATGATTATTGGCAGCGGGTTAGGAATACTAACAGGGCAAGGTGTAAAAAAGGGCATGTATGTGATCCTTGCAAGAATTGCACTGGTAAGAATGTTTAATGAGTAGTATGATTGTAGGTATCTTGTTTTGGAGTGTGAAAGATGCTGCATGCAATCTGGAATCTAGTGAGTTTCGTTTTTTGGTTCCTAATCGTCTGTTGGTTTTTGACAATGGCGATTGGGCTAGTAGTCAATCTTTTTGACGCATATTACAAGATTCAGGCAAAGAAGTGATAGATAATTATGACTGCTGATGAATGGTCTGAAACAATCAAAACCGGCACATGGGACGATAAGGAATTAACGAATGCGCTTGCGTCCAGGGATGCTCATATTGATACACTTATCAAATTGCTTAATGACGAAATGTATGCACACGCCATAACTGCTGGTAAATTACTTAATGTCGATGCTGATAAAGCCGTTAATGATGTCAATTGCAAAGATGTGCTTAATGATTCAAGATTATCCATGGAATCCATACCATCAGCTAGGATTAGGTAATAATGGCTGCACCTTCTTTATCCCCCTATAAAACAAACGGACCCGTTAAAACTGGACGCACATCAAACAACGGGGATTATTTCAGTGCTACTCTGACAGCCAAGGCAGTATACCTCGATGCTACACACTCGGAATTATGCGCTGGATACGGCTACTTCTCAGGTGTCAAAGCGTTCACGATTCTACCCATCTACACGTGGTCAGAATATCCATCCGGGATACTGGACATACCATTATCAAGCGGGAATCCGACAGCATCGGCTCCGACTGAAGTTTACGACAGTTACAACGATAGTTGGCGGGCTGGATGGAATTATCCGGTTCCACCGACAACGGAACCAACTTTACATCCAATCGAACTAAGATACTGTTGTATCCTATATTCATCTGCAACCCGCATTATAGTATATCTCGGTGAAGGTGGAGGTTACACTCTGGAATCCTATGGGGCTGGTATGGGTCATTACTATTTACCAGCCGCAAACATGGATATATCAGCATCTATGATTATGAATCTCGATGTAGGTTGTCGAGAGCGGGTAGAGATAGAACAAGCTGTCGGGGCTGGAAGTAAGTGGGTTTGGCCTGATGAATGTTTTGAAGACGGCATGGGTCGGACGGCTGCAGTATTCGATGCTGTAGCAGATACCGAGACTTGCATGATAACCATCGGTGAAGATTCGGTTACACTTCCTACTGACTGGATACCATCTTATTCGTTTGGATCCAGCCGAACCATAACCGGACGGGCTGGACTTCAAACTGCTGCAATAGGCTCTTTTGGGTGGGGTGTAACTGCCGAATGGCATAAGCCTTACACCATGACCAACAATGATGTATTCGGGGCTATAACTGAGGTTTCAAAATTAACAATCGGCGTCAAGGAAATGGATCTTCATTTTCGAGACGGGCAAGCATACCAAGGAACCGATACCAACTGCCAGGGGGATGCAGAAGATAATTGGTTTAGCTATTCAGCCAGGTATTCACCAAACGCAGATGCTAATGTCTACACGCAAGCACAATGGACTGACTTAGGCTTATCCTACGTCCACAGTGTAGACTTCGCCATGATGGATGGTGAAGCTCAAGACGATGCAACCAACACAACACCATCATTCACAGATTCCGGCGGAAACTCTTGGTCTGGCACAACATCGCCATTATTCGTCTATGACGGCGTATGGTCTTTAATAATGAATGAGCTTGACGGCTCAATCATGGACACCCGAAATACTGAGACTGACGCTTCGGGAAACGGGGCAAGTTGGGCAAGATCAAACCCGGCTCCCTCGTCATTATCCCTAAAGTTCACCAACCCGCAAGATTTCAACGACCTGCACAGTGGCGATATAAACGATTTCAGATGCCAGTTCGTCTACCCGCGTGAAGAAGAGGTTGTCAGTTGGACATTATCAAATGCCGTAATAGACGCATTAACAGATACCGGGACGCTCGGAGTGGGTGGGTGGAATTCCGTAAACTGCGACATAGCCGAATCAGGCGGGAATCTGGTAGTATCGAATGCGAGTTCCGGAGCTTACATCTATAGATCGGATTTTATTATTGATGCTGATTTATGGCAGCCTAAGCATTGGCCTGGTCACCGGTTTGCACAAATAACAGCCGATTGTGTAGACGGCGGCTCAATCGCACAAGACATAGATTTGACTATATCAGTGTTAAGAACCGGGGGTGCAGATACATCCACAAAAGTGTATTCCCACCCACTGGCAACGACCACAGAGGCTATATTTGATACTTGCAGACCGGATGGAAGCGGGGGAGTCGATACTGCTGAATCTTACATCGATACTGCTTTACCACTGGATACAATAATTGAGGATAGTGTTCGGAAATCTGCAGAGATATCGAGTCTATCATGGAGTTGGGGTGTAGGCTGTTTCGATAGGATAGAGATTTCTGGATTCATTGCAGGCAATACTTACGCTTTGCAGGGATTAACTACAATTTACGTTGACCCGGACCCAGGATTATTCGGACAAGTAACCTATGTTCAGCAGGAATGTGATAATTGGCTGGATGTAGGTGCCACGGCTATAACTGAATATCCGGAAGACAGCTTCGACAATGAAGTTTGCAGACACATAATAGGCGTCACTAATGGCAGATATGCCTGGGAGGCTCCCTGCGTCAAAGTATCTAAATCACCACACTATGAAGTTGATTTATATGTGAATTATTCATTAGAACAAGTATTCGAGGATAGCAATAATCGTTGGCCTGTGGATGATTTCTCAGCATATGCATTTACTCTGACAGACGCTTTTGATTCAGGTGATTGGGATTCCGAACTCTCGGAATACACCAATGAGCGTGTATTATTTAACAAAGATGTTTGCCCTGTTTGGTTTTGCCAGTCGAAGCGCCAGGATGGTGAACATGATAATTTACACGATGCTTCGATTAAAATTGCACCTTTATACGATAGAATCACAGTCTATCCATCGTGGGGTGATGGAACCGGTGTTACTGCCAGAACCGGGTATGTAACACTAAAATCCGTAAAGCGAGTGCGAGGCCGTGCTAATGGTTTGTTATATAGCGGCTATTCCTATGGGGTGGACACTCTTACAGCAGAATCAGCATATGTGGAAACATTAACGTCGGACTTGTTGGGCTATTACCGATCTGGAGACCACAACAAAACATTAGCCTTAAATTACGATTCAAACATAGCCAATATGAGCCCTAAGAATCGCGTGTGGATGCGGATTTGCTTGTCGATTCCCACAGGTGCAACATGGCTGAATGCGGTATCGTCCAGGCAGACCGGCAGAGCCTATGTTGTTTACTCACTCGGAGCTGCTATCAATATCCGGATTTTCGATTATGGCAATAAGAGTTACCAGGATCGTTATGTATCGGCAAATGCTCTTGATAATTCCTGCGGAATCTGCTACACTGCTGGCAGGAAAGCCGGACTAACCGTTGTTTATGATTTAGCCCGGGAAGTTTACAGAATTGAATCATTTGATGAAGGTAAAAACTGGAGTGCAGCCGTGAGTATTGCAACCGGATCATGTCCACAGGTTTGTTATTCCGAGCGTGCAAGATTGGAAATTACAAGCTATTTTGATACTGATTCGACTTATTGTAAGATCAAAAAGGGTGATGGTGACTATGGATCGGCAATATTAATTGCAACTTCTGATGAAGCTCCGGCTGGTTTGGCGGTTTTGCAAGGTACGCGAGAGCACAAAATACTTGCTGAAATCGTGCAGAGCGGGGCGATTGTGAGATATGCCAGTGTGGATGATGGGAAGACATGGGCGGTGGATGAGTGATAGAGTGGAGATTGTAGTAAACAACGGGCAAGCGTATGTGAAAGACAAAATAGGCGATTTACAGATAAACATACCTGTGCCCGAAGTTTACATGCTAATCGGTCCAGACGGCATGGAATTAAGTTTAAATAAATTACCGAATACTGTCTTGGTTCATTTTTCATATGATGAGGCGAGTGATGAAACCTAAGTGCTCAGCTTGCGGTGATTGTTGCCAATTCCTGGTATTCCAGTCAATCGACACTCCTGATAACAGGGAATTCCTTGCAGTCCGTGGATGTGAAATATTGGATACAGACGGTGAAACGATGGATGTGAAAATCAATATACCTTGTCCGAGATTGAATTATCAGAACAAGTGCGATTACCATGGCACTGACAAAATGCCGGAAGTTTGCAGGGTGTTCCCAGAGCCAGGACAAGAGAAATTATTACCGTTCTGTGCTTTCAACATCTCTGATGAATAATTAATACTGACCACAACTTAATATTTCGACATTGATTCCAGCCTCTCTTGAGCTCACTCAATAGGGGCTTTTTTACGACTACTTTGCGATGATTACTATTTTGATGACGAACGCACGGCTGATATTGCTTCAAGCCAAATACCAACCGCGAAAGGGACTAACTAATGACAGAGGCAGAACATGACATGCTAAGAGACAACACATCTAAAATAGCAACACTTGAAGCCAAAATAAACGGCATTGTCCCAGAACAATGTATTACGACAAAGACAACGCTTGTCGCTATCGAAAAGAACCAAGAAAAAATGTCATCGAATATTAGCAAGCTGCTCTGGGCTGTAGTGTTGGCAGCTATCGGTGTTTTCACAAACCTAATAGCCAATAACATCCGGTGGGATCAGCCGTCACAAGTTCCGAGCCAACACCCAGGCGCGGCACAATCGCAACCCTATGAACGAGGTAACAAATAATGAAATGGCTTTTTGAAAACAGAGAAATAATAACGTTTGCGCTTGGATTGATTGGCACGTTATGGGGATTCCTATCACCCAGATTGCCGTCTGACATCCTGAAGATACTTGCCAAGATTGGCGGGAATGGGTATTTGTTGGACTTGATAACTCAGGCAGTGCAGCAGGGTGGAACTGATGAATCCCGAAGGCAATTTGTTGCTGATAGGATAATTCAGATTGCGAAAAGCGCAGGTTTGGAAGTATCGCAGACTCAGGCTATTTACCTTGTGCAACATGGATATAAGTTGTATAAAAAATTGACAACTAAGCCAGCATGATCCGCTGCATATTAATCAAAGAACTGCGGTGCAGAATCCGAACAGGCACATGGGGGATCGTGCTCATGACTGTTACAGACGGTCGACTGATGGTAATTTTCGACGGCCAGGCTAACGCGCTTGTGTTGCCGGCCAGGTTCGTGAGGGTTGTGATTGATGGGTAAGTCGGTTCCGCGTAAGGACAAATTAGAAGTTTACGTTGTGAATAAGATTATGCGCGAGCAAATGTCGAAGTTGGGGAAGAAATAATGCAATCACCATTATTAGGGAAATTAAGCGATTTTCGGCTGAACCGGACGCTTCACGGAAGGAGTGTCTACCGGAAGCAGAATGTGTCTGGCCATAATGTTGTGAGATATTATAATGCTCCGGGTAAAGGTGATGGGATCGATCTCTTTGATACGGCTGGAACTCCAGTGTTTGCGTGCCACGCAGGTAAAGTAACCCGCATTTTCGACAGGCAAGGAAAACTATCCGGATGCTATATTGTTGGTGTCTCTGGAAAGTATGTTGAGCACGATAATATAACAACCGTCTATGCGCATCTACACTTGAAAGATTCAATCAAGCTGAATACGATTATCAGAGAGGGTGATTGTATCGGCTGGATTGGCAAGCTCTTAAAAGATCCTCATATACATTTTGAGTGCGAGTGGAATGGCCACGTCATTTGTGGTGAGACTCCGGAAGGAATGCTCAAGCACTTGATTGAAGTGTTGCAGTAATGGCACCATTGACATGCAACAATCCAAGAATGTATTGCACCCATGTGCCGGGTATAGCTTGCTCTTATTGTGGTATGACCGTATCACAAGTTATGTTTCTGAAAAATCATCCCAAGCCAATGTCGAATGATAAAATTAGAAAGCCTATTGTAAAATACCGCGCTGGCGGCAAATTGAAAAATCGGCACGGGAACGAGGTTTATTACAGATGAGCACAAAAATACTACCCCGACCTGAAGGAGTTTGCCGTGCTTGCGGTGGTGTGCATGTTGGGATGTATAAACCTCTCACAGACGGCAAAGTGCCACGCGATCAAAAATCATACCAATACCATACTTCATGTCGATTTCCACCCCGAATATCGACACGTTAGCCGGTAATGTCGATTACATCGACATGTAATAAATTGGGCTAACGCACCCGAGACGATTCGAACTCCACGCGCGCTGTAAACATACTCCGAAAACTTCACTGCGCTTGATTCTGAGAGACTTACCACTGAAAAACGATACAATAGACGTTCCAACTCCCCTACCCCACTTTACAGCGATATTCCTCTATAGCAATCCCCTCTTCTGTGTGAGAATAAATCATGGTTGTAGTTATTGAAGAATGGCCAAGCAGAACCTTAACACTATTCAAACTCACCCCCAATTTTAACATGTTAGTTGCGAACGTGTGCCTGAATGCGTGTGGATGGATCCCCGGCAATTTAGCCAGTCTGGCATAACGAACAATCATCTTGTAAATGTAGGTATGCGCTGGATACTTGTTCCGGCAGGTTAACCACATGAAGCGCGCTGGATTGTCCGATCTGGTACGTAAATAAGCCTTAATCTTGTTTGCCGTTTCGTCTGTAAATGGCAGGATTCTCACTTTACGACTTTTTCCCTCACTAGAGATCGTAACCAAACGATTTCGCACATCCACATCAGAGATCAACAGCCGCGTTAACTCCCCCTCCCGCATTCCGGTATCCCTCAACAAATACACGTTACCTCCTTCCGTGCGTGATAATCCATTATACCATTGTTTGCAAACTATTTTACTACTGTAGAAAAAATAATTTCAGATAATCGCAAAAAAGTGTAGACAAGAGAAAAAATATCGGGTATAATCCCCTTGGACGTAGAAATAATTCTACGGTAGTAAATATTATGGAGGCGCGATATGAGCGAATACGGGGATTTGATCTACAAGGAAAGGAAAGCCAGACGCATACGACAGCAAACACTGGCCAGGCGGATCGGCGTCCACAACGGCACGCTTGTGGATATTGAACTTGGACGGCTGGAAGTCGGTATAGCGACTTTTAATAAGGCTATCGCTGCAATGGATAACATCCAGTCTGATTCCAAAGAGGCAGTGGCGTAAATGTCTGAGACTCGAAACATAAATGAGATCGTGTGGAGAAAAGACTTGTATCCCAGATTCGAGCCTAATCCTGCCACTATAGATCAATATGTGGATAGTATTGGGAAATTCCCACCTATTGAGATCAATCAGCATAACGAGCTTATTGACGGTTATCACAGATGGACTGCTCACAAGGTTGCTGGATTGGATTCTATAGAGGTAACGGTTACTCAGACGGAAAGTGATAGACAATTCTTAATGCTAGCCATTAAGAGCAATTCCACACATGGACTCCCGACAAGTACGGCCGAAAAGAAACATTCGGCAATGATGCTGTATGACGGTAATAATAAAGCCGAACTTGCTGCATTATTATCTGTGTCTGAGAAGACATTAGGCCGATGGACTTCCCGAACTGACAAAGAAATGAAGGAACGTCGGAATCAGATTATCGCAGATATGTGGTTGGCTTGCTATACCGAGGAAGAGATTGCGGAGGCGGTTGGGTGTAATCCCCAGACAGTTCATAACCAAGTTGAAGAATCCCTAAAAATAGACAACTGTCCAAAATTAGGGGTATTGGCAAACTACCAGGAACCCGACTGGACTCCACCACTCTACAACATCTGGAAAGAAAAAGAAAAAACCAACAGCAGTAACCACTTCGGCAATTCAGAAGCATCATTCACAGACAATTTACTCTACATGTATACCAAACCATTCGACATTGTTGTCGATCCGTTTGGTGGCGGTGGAGCAACCATAGACGTGTGCAAGAAACGCCTTCGGAGGTATTGGGTAAGTGATAGGCTTGAGAACCCAAAGCGCCCCGATTTGCGAATGTTGGATGTAACCGAAAGCATTCCTGCATTACACAAACGGTGGAAAGATGTTTCACTCGTATACCTTGATCCTCCCTACTGGAAGCAAGCTGAGAACCAATACAGCAATGATTCCAAAGACTTAGCCAACATGTCACTGGAAGCGTTTTACCAGAGTTTAACCCAGCTTATGGGTTCTTGCGCTGCAAGGATGACTCCAGGAGCAAAGATTGCACTGCTCATACAACCTACCCAATGGAAAGCCGATGACAAACAGACTGTTGATCATGTTGTGGATTTAATCATCCGATCACGGACAACAGACAAGATTCAATACGAACGGCGTATATCCATTCCTTATGAATCACAGCAATACAATGCACAACAAGTCGAGTGGACGAAGGCTAATAAAGATGTATTGGTATTAACTCGCGAGATCATCATTTGGAGTGTAATTCGATGACGATTGTGCGAAACGACGAACATAGCACAGAGTTTGGATTGTATTTGAGAAAACTCAGATACCCGCTGAGTAGTGCTGTTTGTGACGCACAGAACCTTGATTTTATCTGGCATAACTACCGAGAGAATTGGTTCATTCTCATTGAAGAGAAGCGTTACGGTTCTAAGAGTTCTTTTGCGCAGCGCGATACTCACGGGATGATTTCCCAACTTCTTGAAAAGGCTTCCGGCTGCCAAGTGTGGACTGCAAAAAGGACACTAAAAAAGAAAGAATATAGGGGATATTATCTGATTCAGTTTCAGAATACTTCTCCTGAAGATAGCAGTTGGTATCTTATCAACGATTGCGTTTTTAAAGATGATAGCGGTTTATTGCATCTGTTGACGTATGGTTCATTGCCAGAAGTAGCAGAGCATACAGCATAAAAACGAAGACAACCGCGGCCTAAGCGCCGGGGGGAGGGGATTGATTGAAATGCCTAGACTAATCAACACTCAAAAATGCACTTGCGAGTGTGGACGTTATTCCTACCATTGCAATTTACGGGCACATCGGAACATCGCGCGTGAGATTGCTAGTGTCTTCCCGATGAGTTTGCAGGAACAGGAAATGCGGATTCGGAAGCGTGGAGTTGGGAAGCGGAGTTACAGGCGGAAAGATTGGAATGTTGCAACTTCTGAGTTGGGATTAAAGATTGAAAGAGGATTGTGCAGAATCATGGATTCCAAAGCTCTGAATAATGCTTTGCTGCTGGTAGTGTTGGGGTTCCTGGTTATCACGATCGCGGCTCAATTGCAGATGCGGTTCGTGGATAAGCAGAAGGCAAACGCGGTTAAGGTTCAGGCCTTGAAGTTGAAAGAGCAGAATTCCACACTGGCAACTCAGGTTAAGATCCTGAAAAATACTAACTCGGAATTGTTGGGTGAGGGCTCGAAATTGCCTTATGTAAGGTACGGCGAGTAATATGCCACACCCTTACGAACAACCGGAATGCAACAAACATTATTGTGTTCGCTGTAAACATTTCTGTTGTGAAACGCACGGCTGCACATTAGACAACAATCACGAGTGCATAACGGCGTACATAAAATGCGAGGGCAATTGCTATTTCGAGCCTAAGAAATGGGGGGAACCTTATGCAAACAGTTGAGAACAAATACAACTTCGGTGATAAATCCGATCACTATGATGAATCTGTCCTATCTAAATTGTCACCACACATTCTGCTGGCAATTGAGAATTACGTTCAGCACGGCAGTTACCTTGGAGACTTCCTGACTGCGGTTATGGACAATGATTTAAGAATGGCAATCGGCAGGGCTGATGATGATAATGTCCACGCGATGCGCGAGATCATAGTAATTCTGAATTGCTACTGCCCTTCGGATTGTTGGGGTGGTAAGGACAAGCGGGTGGAGTGGCAGAAACACCATGGGATGGATGGATTACAGGGGTTGATGGTATGAAAGAAACTGTCACTGTCAGAGGACCTGCTGGTATTGACAAGGATTACGCGGTTGTCGATTCCCAGAAGCGCATTCTTTGCGAGTGCTTTGGCAGAGTTGCTGAAGGTCCGGACGGATACGTCAATGCCAAATACTTGGCTGATAAAATCGCTGAAATGATGAACGAGGGATACAACCAGCCGGAAGTCGAGGATTGCAAACACTTCGATACTCGCAAAGGCTGTGGTGATAAGTGCCTGGATAATGAAAAGTGCGATTGGGAAGAAAAGGAGGATGAAGCCAAGAATGTTGAAACAAGAAGAACTTCCTGAGTTTAATAGCTACACTGCTACCCGGAAACAACTTTTATTGTTGCCTAAATGGGATGGTAAATCAAAATTGGTGTTTGATACTTTGATTATAATTCCTACCCGCAAAAAGCATGACTCAGGATACCCATGCATGTATTTCGTAGCTTGCGTAAAAGCCGTGCCTAAAATGCTTATCTCAGGCTATAGCGATGCTTTGCGTTTTTGGGATTGGGATTTCAAATGCAATATAGGCTGGAATGTTGATTGCTTGCCTTGTGCATTAATCCAGATTTGGCCGTCCGTTGGGCAATTAATGATTGATGGTTATATAGGGTCGGATTGCATGTTAAAAGTAATACCGAAGAAAGATGTTAAACAATAATGTACGCGCATCCCAGAACCTCACACCAGCGGTGTGAAAATCGAGACGATGCGGCTGCTGATGCCAGCCAGGATATGGTGGACTTCCCGGATACCCGCAGTGATGCCGAAATTGCAGATGCTTATTGGGAGCATATCCGGCAGCGGATGATCGACATTGGCGGGTTCAGTCCGGACCAGGCGGATGCGAGGATTTTGATGCTGAGAGGAGGGGTTAAGAAATAATGGAAATGACGGCCTACATGAAAGAGAAAATCACTATTGACAAAGATGGAATACAAGTTCAATTCACTATTCCACGCTATGTTGATAATTTCGATGTGACACTGATTAACCTGTCCAAGATTCTGCCTTATGACAGATTGCATGTTGAGATGGATGTTGAAGTTCCGGAGCCTGATGCTCAGGATTCCGGCGCGGACGTAACAGTAACTTTGAACGGCAGACAGGCGAGGATGTTCAATTAAAAGCAGAATGCTTGCCCAATGGGACTCGGGCAAGCATTCTTTGAACCTTAATTACTACTATCTAACAATTAGGAGTGTATCACAATGAGCATTAAAGAACAAGAAATACCAGAGTTTGAAGAAGATTTCCAGGAAGCGGAAGCATGCAGACTCCAGCAACTCTCTACAGTAGAACTTTACGCATACCAGGAAATGCTGGAAGAAGGGTATGAGAATGAGTTGGCATTCCAGCGGATTATGGATGCCAGAACCTCCACAGCGATTGATTCGGACTTGAGTAAGGCTTTGCAATTGCTGGAAAGTGTTGAGGCTTAAATTATGAGCGAAGCTCTTACACTCCCAACTGAGAAAAGCCAGCCGATTTATGATCTGAATCGGCTGACAACACTGCTCTATGGATTGCCTAAAATTGGAAAGACGACATGGGCTGCAGGTGCCGATTCAGCATTATTCCTTGCAACCGAGGAAGGACAAAACCACGTTGAAGTATTTAAGCGTGAGGTTCCTGATTGGCCTACATTTTGCGCTTACTGCCAACTAATAGGCTCCGGTAATCACAATTTCAAAACCATTGTGATTGATACTATCGACAATCTATATGATAAGTGTGTTACTTACGTAAACCAGCAAAACGGGATTGTTCACGAAAATGATATGGGTTACGGCAAGGGATACTCTCTCATATATCGGGAATTCGTAAGTTGGTTAACGTGGCTGTCGTTGCAACCTTACGGATTGATAATGCTTTCTCACGCCCGGCAAATGGAGGTAAAGACACCCACCGGAACGGTCGTAAAGTACACTTGTTCTCTGCCAGATTCCCCGAAAAATAGTATTAAATTGGCAGTCTACAAAATGAGTGATCTATTCCTGTTTGCCGAATTGGAAGAGGTCTATGATGATACTGGCAAGATAATTAGTTATGACCGGGTCGTGCGAACCCAGCCAACCACAATTTACGAGGCCGGTGATAGAACTGGCAGACTCCCTGAGACGCTCCCATTAAATTACGATGCATTCGCATATTACATTATGGGTAATGCGGTGGAACCGGTAAGTTCTGAAGAAATCGGCAAAGAATCAGTGCCAATCGATGATTCCTACAATCCTTATGAATCCGAGTAGTTAATCACAATCACAAAAATCAAGAATCGAATCACAGAAACAGTAATTACAATAACAGAATCACAGTAAAAATAATCAGAATGGAGACAAAACAAAATGACACCATCACTACAAATGAATGACATGGTCGATATCGACCAGCAATGGCAGGGAGTAGAAGAACCTGCAGGCTTTACCCCGATCCCTGATGGACGTTATAATGCCGTCATCGAGGTTGCCAGAGGCGAATACAACAATAATAATCAGAGATGCCTGTATTGGGAATTGGTTATTGTCGAAGGCCCTCAAGAGGGGAAAAGGATCTTCCGCAGGAACATGCTGGAGTCCCCATCAAACATCGGCTGGCTGAAAGCCGATTTACGGAAATGCGGGATCGATGTTGATGCGGCAATATTCCAGCCTGGACACTTCATTATTAATCGGACTTCGGAATTAATCGGATTGGTAATGAGTGTGCAGTTGAAAACCGGCAAGCCGAATGATGCGGGCCAGGCATTCCAGAATTGCAATTTCCTAGAGATTGCAACTGCTTCCACTGGAGACGTTACGAATCAAACGCCAACATTACCCGGAACGGTTAGACCTCCAGTTGCAGGACATCCTGCAGCATCAACAGTGCCAGGCAGGATTCCCGGAACGGGCAATCCTCCCGCAACACCCGGAATCCAGAATCCTTGGAACAAGAATAAATAGGAAAGGTTGATCTACACTATGAGACGCCGGGTAGTTATCGACACACGAGAACAAAGGCCGTATGCATTGGCGTTACCAGAAGATGCTGAGACTACCCGGCAAAAATTAGACTCCGGTGATTATTCATTGGAGGGCCTTGAATCAGTAATTTCGATTGAGCGGAAAAGCTTGGATGATTGGATTGGAACGATCTTAAATTCGAAATGCAGATTCCACAGGGAATTACTTAGGCTTCAGGAAATGTGTTTTGCTGCAGTAATCATAGAATGCAGCCTAAACGAAATGATGACAGGCCAATACAAAAGCAATGTAAAACCAGATGCGCTTCTTGGAATGAGTTGCCAACTGATGCTCCAGTATTCACCTGTTCATTTCATTTACGCGCACGACCGCCCACACGCTGCAAGATTAGTGAGTAAACTCCTGATTCTTGCTGACAAAAATATACCGATTGGAGATGATTAAATTATGGGAGGATGGAACGTCGCCCGTGATTATGATGCCGAAAAATGCTTAACCGGGAAGGTTATACGCATTTTTGGTACACCGCGTGAAGATTGGACGGCTGGAATACTGCAATGTCGTGAGGGTGATCCGTTAGCGAATCAATGCAGATTCCGCATGAATGGTAAAGTCGAATTGCAAGATCAAATTACTGCCTCTGGAAATTGGGTTAGCGATCCTAAGTGGGGGATGCAATTTGCAATAGAAAGTATTCAATACCCAACTCCGGATTTATCTTCCGACGGATTGGCGGAATACCTATCCAGAGAGAAAGATTTCAAGAAAATCGGACCGGTGAAAGCTCAAATAATAGCAGATACATTCGGTGATAATTTTGACGATATATTGCGGAACAACCCGGAACGGATTGCATCCGCCGCCAAAATTAATATTGAGGATGTTTTGCTCATTCAAGAAAAGTGGTGCGAACGTTCTGACATTAATGCAATCTCAGTATGGTTGGCTGGATTCGGAGTTACGCCAGGGCAAATAAAGAAGATTGCGAAGAAGTACGGAAATATGGCCAAGTCCATTATTGAGGCTAACCCGTACTGCTTATCCGAAACTATAGACGGTATCGGATTCCTCACGAATGACCAAATAGCATTAAAAATGGGGATTGACCCAAATTGTTCCGCAAGATTGCGGGCTGGTATCCAATACATAATTAATGATCTTCACGAACAGGGCGGGCATACTTATGTTCCTCTTGGAAGTTTGGTGCGTGAAGCCATTAAGAAATTGTATTTAGAATCTTTGGATAGTGCGGAACGCTTACACACTGAAATTGAATATTTAGTTACTGCCGGTGATCTGGCAGAGGTAGTACTTTCCGAAGGAAACTTCATCGGAGCAGCTTGGCTGCAAGCAAAGGAACTTTACATCCTAGAAAGGCTTCAAGACACTTCCCCTCCTAGCGAGGCTAGTTGGATATTCGATTGGAAACCAGGTGACCCGGAAACATTAACTGGTGAGCAAAAACATGCTGTCTTAAATTCCGTAAAGCATAAAATCTCAGTAATAACGGGCGGTGCTGGAACCGGCAAGAGTTACACAATAAAAAGCATCATTGAGGCTTTACGTGCTAACGATAAGGTAATAGCAATCTGCACTCCAACTGGCAAAGCTGCCAGGCGATTACAATCCGATGGAATACCAGCACAGACAATTCACCGTACGCTCGAGTACAATCCGTTCAAGGGCGGTTTTTCCTACACTAAAGATGAACCATTACCCGTTGATGTTGTTATTGTGGATGAGGTAAGTATGTGTTCAGTTCCATTATTGTGGGATTTGTTTCAGGCCATAACACAAACATCAAGAATAATCCTTGTAGGGGATCACAACCAATTACCACCTATCGGACCCGGGAACACATTAAAGGATATTTGCGATTACTCAATAGTGCCTATAACCTACTTAACGAAGTGCCACAGGAACGCAGGGAAGCTCAAGCAGAATTGTTCAGCTACGCTGAAAGGGACATTACCCAAGGAAACTATAGATGTGGACCCGGAAATATTACCGGAGGCTTATAAGAATCTTAATGAATATACTCCGCAATGGTCCGTAATTCAGACTTGGGATGATTATGCGGAAACAATGGGATTATTGCACTTGCTGTATGAATCTCAATTACAAGAATGGGGATTCGACCCGTTGATGGACGTGCAGGTTATCTCTCCGCAGCGTCCAGGACCATTGGGAGTAGACCGCATAAACATCGAATTGCAACGAATCACCCAATTTAAACGGGGAATAATGGTTGAACCTCCGGAGGGCAAAGCCAAACCTAAATTCCTAATTGGTGATAAGGTAATGCAGATTAGGAATAATTACGGATTTCCGCATGGGCTAATGAATGGCACTCAGGGTGTTATTCTGTCTGAAATTACTGTTGATGAGAAGTGTGGTTTACGTTATGAGTGTCCACAAGACCCACTTTACCGATGCACGAATTGCAACCACTGTAAAAACCAAGATTCTATAGTGTCTCACTTACTAATCAATTTTGATGATCGAGACGAACCATTATGTATCAATATGAATAATGGTGAGTTGGACGATATTACACTGGCCTATGCCGTAACAGTCCACAAAGTGCAAGGCTCTCAATATCCCTGCACAATTGTAATTTGCTCAAAAGCTCACACTTACATGTTATCCCGGAATCTAATCTACACTGCCGTTACCCGATCACAGATAAGCTGCATCGTATTGGGTGATAAATTAGGCATGCAGCGGGCTGTAAGCACGCTCAAAGATATGAGTCGGAACACGTGGACTGCACTTTACTATCAAGATAAGAATGATTCAGGAATGTTAATTGAGGGTGAAAAGAAAGAGGTTGTCTATGCCTAGATCACGCTGGCAGGAATTTTATTCAGGCGGGTATGTTACGAACAAAAAAGGGCAAATGGTATCCGTCGAAGTTCGGTTTCACACCAAGAGATTCAAGTGGATTATATGGGTTGATGGTATTCCATCAAACGCAGAATTCGCAACGATGAAAGAAGCTAAAGAGGTTGCAATAGCCGAAGTTGATAGATTGGCGGTTATCGGGAATGTCTGACACAAATCACACACTCCAGAAAGTGCTTAACGCATTCCGCAGTATAAAAGGACCGTCCAGCAATGGCACTTACACTGCGCATTGTCCTTCGCACGATGATAAGCGGAATTCATTATGTATTAGCCAGTGTCCGGACGGCAAAGTATTATTGCATTGCCAGGCGGGATGTAAAGCTCCAGACGTTGTTAATGCTGCCAACTTAAAAATGCGGGATCTATTTCCACCTAAAATTAAGGAGAATAATAATGAGACTCAACACACGCCACTTAAACCGGATTCTGAGATCCTATCACCGATATTGGAGGTATTGCAAGAGCAAACAGAATCACCGCTACCACAGGTAGAACCCAAACAACGTCCCAAAACCCGCAAGGATTCCTACGTCTACGTAGACGAAGCGGGGAACCCTAAATACAAGGTTGTGCGAACTCCAGATAAACAATTCCCGCAATATCATTATGATCCAGATGCTAAGGGCTCAAAATGGATTAAAGGTATGGACAACATCGAAAGATTGCCATACCACCTGCCGAATGTAATTCACGCTATTGCATCTGACAATTACGTGTTCATCACCGAGGGTGAGAAGGATGTAAATACATTATTCTCGCATAACTTCCCGGCAACATGTAATTCCGGCGGAGCCGGTAAGTGGCTACCATCTTTCAGTAAATTCTTTCGTGATGCTTACGTGATAGTAATTCCGGATAATGATAAGCCGGGATGTGATCACGCTCTCGATATTGCTTGCTCACTCCATCCAGTGGCAAGGGAAATTCGAATATTGAAATTACCAGTACCACATAAGGGTGATGTATCGGACTGGTTTTTGACTGGCGGGACTCCGGAAACCTTTGCGGAGCAAGCACTTCAATCCCCAATCTGGCATCCTGGGGACCTAGTGGAACCCTGGGGGGAGGCCAAAGGCCAATTAGGAACTGCAATCGCACAACGATCTACAGTTTACAGCCACGTTTACAATGCCGAAATGTTTTACGATGTCCACGGTGAAAATGTTAAATATTGCTCTGATGAAAAAATGTGGTATGTCTGGAATACACAAATTTGGCAAAAAGACGACTTAGGTATAGTTAAGCGAATGATGCTTGATTGTATCAAAACATTGTATTCCAAGCTATCTGAATTAAGCAGGAATGAGGCTGCGGACCTAATTAGGCATATTAAGGCTTCCGAGAACGTAAAGGCCATAGACGGGACACTGGACGCGGTAAAACTGCTTGATAATGTTACGATCCGGGCTGATTCGCTAAATTGTAATCCCTATTTGTTATCTACTCTTAATGGCACAGTAAATCTGCAAACTGGAAAACTCCAAAACTTCAATCGAGAGAATATGATAACTACTCAGATTAAAGTCCACTATGACCAGGAAGCGCAGTGTGAACGTTGGACCCGATTTGTTGATGAAATATTTCCTGGAGATCCCGATACGCAAAAATATGTGCAACGAATGACCGGGTATTTATTGCTTGGTAGTAATCGACGGCAAGAGTGCTATTTCTTTTTTGGTAAACCATCAACAGGTAAATCGGTATTTGCTGAGACCATATCAGACATTCTTGGTGATCATGCTGCGCCCATGATGAAATCCCAATTGTTAGAGAGTCCACACGGTGGAACAAATGATAGGCAAGGGGTTGCAGCTACCTGGGACAAGCACATGGTTACTTGTTCAGAATTCTCTAGTAATGACAAGTTGGATGAAGATTTGATTAAATCCCTTGCGGGGGGTGATGGATTATCAGTCAGGCATATTTACTGTAAGTCCTTTACAGTTCACCCCCGATTCAAACTTGTGCTATATACGAATTTCATTCCGAAGTTCAAAAGTATCGGCTATGACATGCGTAAGAGGCTCCGAATAATACCATTTACACAAACATTCTACAGTAAAGATGAGCAGAAATACCCGGTACGGGATGATGATTTAAAGGACAAACTTCTAATGGAACAATCAGGCATTTTGGCTTGGGCTGTTCGCGGTTGGCTGGACTGCCAGGAACACGGGAACCCGGAAAGCGTATCAATAAAAATGTGCACAGATTCTTGTTTCGAGGAGCAGGATTCGCTTGCGGAATTCCTTGAAGCGAAGTGTGTTTTCGACTTTCGTAGAGAAATACTGCTAAAAGATTTATGGAAAGAATTGCAAACTTACTATAAAGAACAAGACAGGCGGGCACCTTTCAACGATTCACGCGGATTGCGTTCATCTTTGCAAAACAGAGACGGTATTACAGTCAAAAAAATGCACGGCGCAGTAAAAATCATAGGATTAGACTGGAAAAACGAACAAAACGGCCTAAATTGGGAGTCTAGTGAGGATATTCCCGCAGAGTATCGTAGATATAATAATTCTACATACTCTCAGGGAAATGCCTCCCCTGCCTCCCCTGCCTCCCCTTATCCTAAATTAGATACTGTAGAAATTGATTAGAAGGGGAGGCAGGGGAGGCTATTACACTATATTCCACTAACTCCCTCATGGAAAATGATAATAGAGAGACTTTATGGGAAATGGCGTAATAGCCTCCCTTGCCTCCCCGATATAAAAATTGGAAAATGGAAGGAGATTGAAGAATAATGGCAGTTCAGACTGATTTTGATTACTACACCGACAAATACCCGTTTGTATCCGGACTGAAAGAAATGGGCATGTATGCACAATTAATTAGCGGCAAAGTTAACATAGGTCCTGCGGACCTAGTAACACAAGATATAATTACTATTGCCAGAGAAAATCGGGAATCGATCTATCAAGAATTATTGGAATTGGGATTAAGCGCTGCGGAGGATCATGCTGAAACTTTCCAGTGCGTACCTCCTACGGACCGCTTTGATGATTTTGCTGAAGCGGAGTTGGAATTGCTTAGTGATGAATATGTGTTTGCTTATGAATTGGCAAATGAGGCCTACTTGGGAGGTAACGAGAATCCCTTCTGGATTGGTGATATGGCTAATTTGTCAGATCCATCATCAGAGATTCTTGCGGATCATAAGCCGGAATTGCCGTTTTTTTGGTTGCACGTCATGAAATTGGATAACCCGGCATTGAAGAATCGACAATACAGATTCCATGTTATGTTCCGGGATACTTCCGGTAAGGATTCAATAATCATTGAGCAGAAATTGCGGGATATGTTGGCTAAGCGAAAATTAGAGAGGGGTTACTAAAGTGATTCCGAACCGTGGCAGATGACGACATGCTAATACTGGATGAGGTTGCAACCAATAAGCCGTAAAATTGCCTCAATGAAACGTTTGAGATACAAGGCTTAGTTACTAATGCGAACATTGAGGCGTCTAAGCATAATTAGAGAGGGTGAGGATGAAATTGAATAATGAATGAAAAATTCCCGCCGCTGATAGTCAAGGTCGGGAATGTGCAGAAAGTCGGGATAGCGGGTTAGGATGCAAAATGGCTCAGATTCGCCGTCTGAGCCATAATGATTGATTGCAACACTGGAGGTGTTTTGAGATGACGATTAGAACCGAATACTCACACCCACACTTTATGATTATGTCGGGAACAATTGAAGAATTACGAGCATGAGTATAGCGTGTATCGAACAGACATACTATAACACGAGGTGAGATATGTTTGCAAGTGTGGATTACGAAGTATTAACCGATGAGCAGTGTGAAGAATTTGTCAATGAGATTATTGCAGATTGTGAGAATATTTATACCGACGCACAATTAGCCCGAAAAGCCCGCGAAATGCGTGATAGATTAGGTTCTCGGGAGGTTATATCCAAATACCTGCAAAAAGTCTACAGTGAGGACAATTCCGCTGTGGATGATACTTTTGTCGAGACTATATGCGGTGACATCAAAGATGCTGCTAATCGTGACAAACACGTTAGTAACCAAGATTTCGAAATGGTGTGCATGAGGGCAAAGAAGGCGTCATATGCACAAATAGCAGTTGCTTTCAACATCCCTAAAAGCACTTGTCATTACAGGATTCACCGGTCCAGGGCATTGATTCTAAAACACAAGCATTTGGGGTTTTGGGAAGACATCATGGACATGCAGCGATGTGTTCAGTCGAATTGGTATTCGATGTTCAGGGAAATGATTGAGTGGGCTGAGGCCGGGTTTCCAACATTCAAGAAAGAGCCAAACTACAAAGAGCCAAACTACAAAGAGCCTAAAAGAAAACGAGCTCAGCAAAAAAATAAATAAAGTATTTTTCTAAAAAAGTTGGACGTTTGCCTCTGCCGACGTTCTGTTATTATAGGATACATGTCATATCCTCCTTCACCTCTATGGCTCTGGGTAACAACTGGAGCCACTTTTTATTATGGCGAAATATTATGTGCGAACACATGTTCGATTATGCGCCAGGCGAAAAATAATTAAACTATTTTCAGAATTACCTTAAAAAGTGTTTACATCCGTAGCTACATGTGGTAATATATATATGTAAGTTGATTTGATTGTAAGACGTCACCCGCAAGGGACGCAAATCGGGAGACTAACATGGCACAGTGGAATATAACTCATACATGCGGACACGATGAAACCCACCAACTTTACGGCCCCGGCAAAGACAGAGAGCAAAGAGCCAAATGGTTAGAAACCATACTTTGTAGCGATTGTTACAGAAACGACAAGCAAGCACAGAGAGAGCAATCACAGCAGATCGCAGCAGAGAATAATGCAGAATCCGGACTCCCCGCATTAGAGGGAAGCGAGAAGCAAATCAAATGGGCCGAAACCATCAGAGCTTCCGTCAAATCCGAAATGGACAAATGCGTTGCTGAATTAGTAGCCACCGAACCAAGAAACGACTCCGAAACTCAAACTAAAGCATGGGCGTTAGAAGATGCAAAAATCATACTCAAGCAAAAAAGAGCCGCTTATTGGATCGACAACAGATTTCTCCATGCACAGGATTTACTCAAGCGCAGGCATGACAAACGAGTTGCAGACCAGGCATTAGGGTTAAGCAAATAATATACAGCCTTCGGGCTGTAACCTGGATAGCCGGTCTCAATCCCGGCGGTAGACAGGGAGAGCAGCCGTAAGACGACACCCTATAGGGTCGCAGGTAAGGGTAAAATGATGAACGAAAAAGTATTACAAGATATCGCGCAAGGGCTGGAAGCATTACGCAAAGCGAAAGTTGAGCCTATGGGCTTGCAAATTGATGACCGTTGGCAGTGGTATAAATACAAAGCACTACCAGGTCACCCGCATCCCGGCAATGCTAGGAACGGGTATTCCCACCCCACAGATATTGCAACTTTCAAGGCTGCAAAGGGAGACCATAAATGTGTCACTCTCGACACATCAGCTAATGACGATCAGCTCTGGGATACTATCACGCTCCCGATAATAAAAGCCTGCGGGCTCAATATTAAGGAGTGGGCAATGACAGTATCGAGATACTCCACAGGGGAGGTTACATCTGTTGATCTAACACGCGGCGGAGTCGAGCCGTTTGCCGAATATCCGGACGCGGAACTGCCAGTGGAGTCAATAGGTTCAGACTCAGAGCACAAAAGAATGGGCATCGTCCGTCGTGCTGAAGAACAATCAACCGATGCTTATATGCAACAATATGCTGAATGTCGGACACAAACAATCCGGCTCAGGGTAACTGATGAAGAAAAAGAAGTGATATCAAAGGCCGCAAGCGATGCGGGACAAACACTTAGCCAATACGTCAGGAATCGAGTGCTCTAAGCCGATCTTCAATCCTCCTTCACCTCACCCCTTGGCGTAGACAACCAGGGGGTATTTTATTATGGCGAATTATTATGTGCAACCCAGAAACAAAAGCGGCTTGCATGGCAGCTCTCCTTGCAGGGCAGTCTATATCCAAAGTAGCTGAACAATACAAAATACCACGTGGAACTGTAGGCCGTTGGTCTGCTGAAATGAACAATCCCGCGAATGGGAATGAAACATTACGAAACACAAAAAGGGAACACTTTGGGCAGCTTTTAGACCAATTAGCAACGGAATCCATAGAAACCGCTATAGAAATGCAGAAACATTTTCGTGATAAAAAGTGGCTTAATAAACAACCCGCCTCCGAACTTGGTGTCCTTTACGGGATCAGTATCGACAAAATGGTACGACTTTTCGAGGCGAGATCAAACACGGAACCCGAGCCTGAAGAACAGTAAAATCGACTGGCGGCCATTCCCCGGCAAACCGCAGGAAGTAGCCTATAATTCCGAAGCAGATGAAATATTCTATGGCGGAGCTGCTGGCGGAGGGAAGACAGACTTAGGGCTCGGTAAATCAGCAACCAAACACAGACGGGTCTTAGCACTTCGCAGGGAGTTTCCGCAGTTAACCGGAATCATCGAGCGTTCTCAGGAACTATATTCTGATGTTGCAACCTACAACGATTCCAAACATATTTGGAAGTTTGCAGACGGTAGAAGTATTCGCTTTGCATCCTGCCAGTATGAAACCGATAAGAAGAAATACCAGGGGCAACCACACGATTTAGTGTGGTTTGATGAAGCTTCTGAGTTCCTTGAGTCTCAAGTCATATTTATCATGACATGGGCGAGATCGGAAAACCCGAAACAGAAAGTGCAGGTACTTCTCACTGGGAACCCACCCTTATCTGCGGCCGGTTATTGGGTTTTGAAGCGATATGCGCCCTGGCTGGACCCTAATCATCCGAATCCTGCCAAGCCTGGAGAATTGCGCTGGTATGTGAGATTGCACGGGGTAGACACTCCTGTGGACGGTCCGGAGCCAATCCCGGATTCCAAGGGCATTCTACAGAAGCCGAAAAGCCGAACATTCATATTTGCTAAGGTCCAGGACAATCCAATCTACATGGCCAATGGCTATGAAGCTACGTTGCAGAGCTTGTCCGAACCTTTGCGAAGTATGATGCTGGAGGGTAACTTCCAGGCCGGACAAGAAGACGATCCGCTGCAGGTCATCCCGACAGCGTGGATAAAATTAGCTCAACAACGGTGGGTAGAACAAGAACATGCAGAGAAGTGTGCATTATCAGCTCTCGGCGTGGACATTGCCAGAGGTGGCAAAGATAACACTATAATCCAGCCTAGACACGGGAGTTTTTTTACACGTCCAAAAGTGCATCCAGGATCTTCTACACCAAGCGGGAATATAGCCGCTGCACTAATAATCAAAGCGATGATATCGGGAATCGCAGTCAATATCGATATGATTGGTTGGGGATCGGCTGCATACGAGCATTTACTTAACAATCCATCATTGCCGCCAAGTTGCACTGTAAACGGCATTAACAATGCAGAAGCAAGCAAGGCAACTGATAAGACTGGTCAACTGAAGTTTGCCAATAAGCGGGCTGAACTCTATTGGGCATTCAGGGAAGCTTTAGATCCGGATTCAGGGCAAGACGTAGCGTTGCCTCCAGATAACGAGATAGTTGCTGACTTATCGGCTCCGCATTGGAGTTTACGAACTAACGGAATATTGATTGAGAGTAAAGATGATATCAAGAAGCGCTTAGGCAGATCAACAGACTATGGCGATGCCATAGTCAATGCCTGGGCGTATTCCGGTACTGGATTCTCAATTGCTACCGGCTCCAAGAAGCGCGAATACAACGATTATTGATTATTGATAATTGATTTCCACCAAACAAGGTAAACCATGAAAATATACACCGAACTGCTGAAAACCATAAAACGGACTGTGACTAATCTCGCAAAAGGTATTATAGGCGAGCAGGGCGTCGTGTCCGGTTGGTCTTGGAACTCAGCAAAACCGATAGTTGATGACGATGTCATCAGCCGTAAGGGTTCGTCTGAATACAAACTGATGATTAAGGATCCGTCTGTCGGTCCGGCTGTCTCAACCAAGATTTATGGTGTTTTGGCAAAGGGATATCAGATCACACCTTGTGCAGGGGAAGACGATGCGAACTATGAGCAAGCCAAACAGCAAGCCGATTTCGTGGAAATGATCTTTACCAAAATGCCGGGAACTCTCACGGATCGGCTCAAAGAAATACTGCGGGATTGCATCCAGTGGGGCGGCTCCATAGGTGAGAAGTTGTGGGAATGGGATAAGGAATTATCATTCATCCTGCTAACCAACATCAAAATTAAGGACCCGCTGCTGTACGATACTGAGCAGGACGATTACGGCAATGTAACCAAATTACTGCTGACTGTCAAAGGCGGGAAAGTAGAAGTAGACCAGGCGAAGTTCATCAGAGTGGTCTACAACGCAGTCCACGGCGAAGCATGGGGCGAGTCCGATTTACGCGGTGCGTATTTGTATTGGGTTATCAAGTCGAAATTAATCCGATGGTGGGCTGCTTATTTAGAGAAATTCGCCATGCCTACCGCAAAAGGAAGTTTCGCTCCGGGTACTCCGAAAACGGCTCAAGATGATTTGTTGAAAGTCTTATCGTCCATCCAGCAAGAAACCGCTATTGTCATTCCGGACAACGTCCAGGTTGAATTGATGGAGGCTGCGGGGAAGACTTCTTCGGAGTTTGGGCAGGCATTGGACTACTTCGATAAGCAGATCACTAAGTCGATATTAGGCCAAACATTGGCAACCGAGCAGAACTCTAAAACCGGCTCTTTGGCACAGGCCAAAGTCCACCAAGATACTTTGATTTCCTATATCACCGATTTAAAATTGATGATTGAATCAGTTATGGATGAGCAGGTCATCCGTGACATAGTCGATTATAATTTCGTTGATCGCTTCTATCCGAATTTCATTCTGCCATTAGATGAAAAAGACATCCAGTTGCTTGCAGCTATCATCTACCAACTCACAACCTGCGGGCAAGTCAACATCGGTGAATCTTGGATACGTGAGTTCTTAGGGCTTCCTGAAATGGAAGATGGTTCGGAAGTGCAGACTACTATAGTTAACCCGCAGGACACTAAACCGCCCGCAAGAACGCCGAAAAACAAAACGCAACCTACACCTAGGGAGAGTGAATAATATGGGATTACTATCGTTTTTCAAAAGTGGGGTATGGACTGAGGTTTCAGACACTGAAGGTCTGCCGGTTAAATTCTCTCATGGGCTGAATCGAGATGACGATGCTGTGAAGTGCTATCCTGCTGAATGCAATATGACGGTTATAGATTTAAGCGGGAATGATTCAACAGTTGTCTCTGCTGTGCCAGCATTATTACTCGGAATATACATCGATGTAACTATAGGCACAACGGCAGTTACTATTGACGATGACACCACGGTCAAGATCACATTGCCGGTTGCAATAGCTGTCGGGAGTAATCTAGACTTCCACGCCGCATTATTCGCAACAAATCTCACAGTCAATCCGGCTGATGATTCCACAGGCACAATTACGGTATTTTGGATGGTGGCATAATGGCCAGGGTAGCATCAACAAACCGCCAATTGGTAAAACACAATCACGTAAAGGAAACACCCGCACGTGTGGTAAAGTTTGCTGCTCACGGGCTTACTTCTGCAGAATATGGCTTAACTGCCGTTGGAACTCCCAGTGTGGATACTTCGATATTCAGGATTGAAGATTCCACGCTAAAGATGACAATATCAGATAACACATTTGCACAATGGAAAGGCTTTTTTGAAGATACTTTAGACTTCAATAGTCCGAACGGGATAGCACTATCATTCTACATTCCGAACACCCTGAGAGGAACCGGGGCAAGCGCTGCTCCATATATGGTGTTCAGCTTCTCCAACACGGCAACCAGCAAGGCTTCCCCTGCTGCAAGATCAAACCATTCGATGTATTTTTATGAGGTCCGGAATGGGTGGAATTATGTGAGGCTTAGGCCGGATGATTCCAGTTCTGATGCTGCTTTAAATAGTCCCTTTGTCGGGAATATCGGTTGGTCTGCAGTAACAACCGGAGCTTCAATGGCAACCGCTGTTAATTGGCTGTCCATCGATATGTATAATTTCAATGGCAGAGATATCTATTTTGAGGGTATATACCGAGGCGGTTCCAATCGTTCCAAATTCTGTTGGCAGTTCGACAATTGGGGTGCAGTCGTCCAAGAAACAGTCGATGTTTTGTTCCCTGCGAACGATTGGAAATGGGTTATTGATGTTCCTGACAATTATGTTGTAGCAGATGCTGATTTACTTGCCAGGATTGATGCAAGCCTGCCATTAGGGGCTGAATTAGTGCTGAATGATACAACGGATCGGAGCTTGACAGCATTATCACGTGAGCAAGTTCGCGATATGGTTGCAGCCAACAAAATTGTATTTGATTCGCGAGGTTGGGCGTATGACCCTCGATTCTACATCTACAACAACAATGTTTACAATGACGCCGTAGTGGCAGGATTACAAGACGCCGGTATTAAGTATGCCAGGGCTGGAGAAAATGAACTCTGGATAAATAATATCGAACAAGGTATTCCTAATCCGCTTCGATATGGCTCTAAGTCGATGGATAATACCACATATGCCACGCTTAAAATATGGCTAGACCGTGCTATCCAATATCAATGTGACATCCATTGGTACCAGCACAATCTAGTTGTTGGAGGAGTTGTTGGAGGCGGAGGGCAGACCGGAGTAGCCATTACATCCATAACGTCTGCAAGCACAATAGCGACAGTTACAACCACTGTACCTCACGGAATTAACACCACAGGTCGGGTTACTATAGCCGGTTGCACTGGAGATCACGCAGCTAAGTTCAATATATCAACAAATGTCACAGTAACCGGACTGGACACGTTTACTTATGTGATTGCCGATGCTTCTGATACTTCCGCAGAAGGAACGCCAACTTACTCTAATATTGCTTGTTCTACAGCATTGAGCCAGTATTCCGAAGATTTCCTGGCATTTGCTGCTTACGTGAAGGCTTGCGAGAATCTTGGACTACTTGAGGTTATCGGACTCACCGAGTGGTGGGATTCTTTATAATTGCTTGGTTAAGTAAAATTTGCGTGGCTAGGGTCTCAGCCTAACAAGCGGTTTCCCTGCCGCTGCCACGATTGAGGATAGATAAATGCTAATTAATCAAGTTTGTGATGGATACGATGTGTTAGATGCTTATGAGTGCGTCTTGCACTTCGCTGAATACCCATCCCAACAACTTATAGATGACACTGTGACATCTCTTGTGGCAGGACAAGCACAGCAGGAAGCAGACACACAACAGGCAGAAGCCGAGAAACAGGCTGAACAAGAAATCTTAGCTGTTGTTAAAGATATTATTGTTGCTGAAAAATTGCGAGATGATTTAATTATTGAAGTGCAAGTATTGACGGATACCAAACAGCAATACAAAGACAAATTAGAAGCTATTGGTGTGATTGTTGACCATGTTGACACTAAAGTGGTGGTTAAATAATGGCTGTTATTACTGCAACTGGATCAGGAAATTGGAGTTCCACGACCGCAGGAGCACCATGGAATGGAGGGACTAAGCCTTCAGCCGGGGATTCTGTTGTCATAAATACCGGCGTTGTTTTGACTGTTGATGAATCCACACCTGACGCAATAACTTCTATCTCAGGAGCAGGAACACTGGCTTTGGGAACTGCATCCGGTGCGAGAACTATCTACTGTTCCGGTAACATCTCTTGTTTGGTCACAGGCGGTTCTTCTGGCACGCCTATGCCTCTTGGTTCTGACACTACTTTTCAGTTGGGTGCAGCGGGTAAGTTTACGACATCTACTGCGGGTGGTATCGCTATTTATGGCGGCTTAATTGATACAGTAGACACAGGCATGAGCAACGACTGGACTGCTGAGATTAAGACAACCACAGGAGCTACAGACAGCACTATTGATGTTATCGGCGATGTCCGCAACTGGAATACACTGGCAACCAGGGCAAGGCAGACTGTTTGGATAACAAAAAAGATACAAACAGACACATCTACTATTGCAAATGCTAGACGGCTCATACATGCCACAACTGACATAACTTATAATTCTGGCACGAATACATCAACCATCACACTGGCATCTGCACTCACAGAGGTTAAAGAGGCTGGTGGACATGTAACACTTGAGACTCGTAATGTAAGATGCACATATACTGGCACGCAAAATCTGTTTGATACTCTTACAAACATGGTTACTCAGGCAGTTGAGTTTATAAATACAAACGCAACTAGCCAAGGACGTATTATCAGCGGTGGCACAGGCCATAATGCCACATCAGCAACGTTCACAGGGAATTCATATGGCATCGCCTTTGGCACAGACCATAATGCCACATCAGCAACGTTCACAAGGAATACAAATGGCATCCACTCTGGCACAGGCCATAATGCCACATCAGCAACGTTCACAGGGAATTCAAATGGCATCTACTATGGCACAGGCCATAATGCCACATCAGCAACGTTCACAGGGAATTCAAATGGCATCAGCGGTGGCACAGGCCATAATGCCACATCAGCAACGTTCACAGGGAATACAAATGGCATCTACTCTGGCACAGGCCATAAATTATATAATTGCACATTCGGCAGTCCATCTATAAACACAACAGCGGACATTCAAGATACGAACGAAATAGTTATGAGTAATTGCACATTAGCATCAACAGTGCAAAATAAGTGGACAAAAACTACAGGTTATTTGTCTTATCTCACAAGTAGATGGAAAACCGACTCTTTGAATCACAATAACACTGCAAATGCTCGTAAATGTTTTACTCTTGGCGGGTTCGTATCGACATTAGCAGCCGACAGCGTGAGTATTCCCGCAGGGTCGGCAAACAGTGTTGACCATCAGATGTTTTGCAACGATGTGCTTTATCTCTGTTTCATGGAAGATAGATACACACTGCTTGCAGGAGTAGCCTATACATTCCATTGCGAAGTCAGGCGAACAGTAGCAAGCATGACGCTTAATCCTGTTTTTGAGCTTGCTAATGTATTCAGTGATACGCTTGATATGGGTGGCACTGCTCTTGATTCTGCAACAATGACAGCCGGAGCAGATACATGGGAAGTATTAGAATTAACCTATACACCTACGAATAATGAAGATGTATGGTTGAGACTCAAAGCACAACATGGTAGCGGTAATGTGTATTTCAAGATGTGGATGGAAGCACCTGTATTTCCCGCAGCCGCAGACGTTATCGAGGGGGCGGCTGGGGATGTTACCGGAACTTACCACGAAGCGGCAGTTGGCGAAGTGCAATCAGGCGTTATGTTTGGACCCTCCAGCACGCTTGAGGGCACTTACGCAGGCGGCGGCGGAGTTATCGTAATAGACGATTAGGAGTTATTATGGCATACGATCAGATAATCAAAAAGGCGGCTAATAACTCCTACATCGCAGAAGTTATGCTGAGGGATTCCGCCACGGGGCAGGCTAAAACCGGTATAGCTTACGGCAGTGTTGCCTATGCCTATTGGCGTGAGGGAGCATCGACTGGAGCAAATGGAACTGCCGTTACGATGACCAAAGGAACCTATGCAGATCACGGTTGGGTGGAAGTCGATGCAACCAACCAAAAGGGCGTATATCAGTTTGGAGTCCCAGATGCAGCATTGGCAACGGGGGCAAATGCGGTTACGATCAACTTTTACGTGACCGGGTGTATTGATGCTCGGATTCGTATATTACTTGTGGATATCGACATTAGGGATGCAGCCGATTTAGGGCTGACTAACCTTGATGCAGCTATATCCACAGTAGCAACCCAGACCAGCGTAAATACCATTGACGGAATTGTTGATGATATTCTCACAGACACCGGCACGACAATCCCAGGCACGATTACCACGATGCAGGGGAATGTTACGGACATATTAACCGACACTGGCACAACATTGGACGCTCTAATCAAAGACATTCCAACAGTCGCAGAATTCGAGGCCAGAACCCGTGTTGCAGCAGAATACGCACTGACAACCACTCTGATGAACCTCCACGCTGATTATGCAGCAGCCAAGACAGCGGCCACACAAGCTAGTGTGAACGATATACCGACTGTTGCAGAGTTTGAAGCAAGAACGATAGTTTCAGCCAATTATGCGCTTGAGGCTACCCTCACAACCATAGATGGGCTGATTGATTCCATCCTTGCAGATACCAACGAATTGCAGACTGATTGGGTTAACTCGGGTAGATTGGATGCTCTTATTGATGCTATCAAGGCCAAAACCGATTTAATACCAGCATCACCCGCAGCCGTTGGTAGTGCGATGACGGTTAGTGACAAAACAGGATTTAGTCTATCTTCTGCAGGTATTCAGGCAGTTTGGGAATACTCCACACGGACAGTATCATCATTCGGCACATTAATTGCAGATACGTGGGGTGCACTAACATCAGCACTTACCGGAGCCGGTAGCATAGGTAAACTCTTAGTCGATAATGTGGACGGCAAAATATCTGAGATAAGTGGTGGAACCGGGCTCACAGCACAGGAAACCCGCGATGCCATGAAACTGGCACCATCAGCAGGGGCGGCGGCGGCTGATTCGATTGATGATAAGATTGACAATATTTCGGTCACAATGTCCGAACAGGATAAGACAGACATTGCGAGTGATACTGCCAATAGTGTTATCGCAGGTTTAGCAGGTCAAACCATCGTTGTCAGATCCCCTTTAATTTCAGCAGGCACAATTCAGATCGTCAAAGGCGATACTTACAATCCGGATAGAACTAATCGCAGAATACGATTTGAGGTCACAAATGCTTCAGACCTTACAGGGGCAACCGTCACTTTTGAGTGGACTGGTACAGGAACCGCAACTTGTGAAGTTACTGATGCCGGGCAAGCCACACAAATAATTGACGTTCCTTTGTCTGCAGCAAATACATTGGCAATGCAAAATGGAACATTCAAGATTTATGCAACATGGGAAACACCCGTGGATGTTGAAACTATCATTTTTGGGATGATAGCCATAACCGGAACTGTGTTGTAATTATTATGCCAATCCAAACAATGGCAAAAAAGAAAATCAGGATGACAACAGCGGAACGAATAGAGATATTCCGGCCTAATTTGATGCTTTCCAGACTCGATAACCAGGAAAATAATTTTGTCCAGTCTGCTATGTTCTGGGTTCGACAACAGACTGAGAATCTGGCAATTCAGATTATGCAGGGTGCGAAGCCGGATAAATTAACATTGAATCCGCTTGCGGTTAGAAACATGGCCGATGCATTAGCTGCATCAATGATTGATACTTATGCGCTTGGTGAGATTTCTTACCAGAATGAATATGTCCAGGCTGAACAGATTCATCAAGCCAAGCTAAACGGAACTTACCAGAAGAACATCGTGCCATTTGCGAGTGCAAGCGCGAGTGCGAGTCCGTTTACGCCGGAAGTCGGGTTGGATTGGTATAAGGATTATACTTTAAGACTCATTGGTGTTCACAGCGTGGATGCTCTTGAAAATACCAAGAATACCGTAATCAAGGGCATAGATGAAGGCCTTAACCAAGAGCAAACTATCAGTTTAATCAGGAATCAGTTCCCGACTTTTAGCCAACATCGATTAGAGAATATAGCTAGAACAGAGACAGCCAAGATTTACGAACAAGCACGATACCAACAAATGGTTGACGATGAAGAAGTTGTCGGTTATGAGTTCTTTGCAATAATGGATAGCCGAACTTCTGACATTTGCAGGAGTCGGGATGGTAAGAAGATATTGAAAGGGCAGGAGCAAGGTTGGTTGCCTCCCTTGCATTTTGGCTGCCGATCCGTTTTGGCCCCCGTATTCGCCTGGGAGGATGTCCGGTGGGATATGGCCGGAACGGCGGTTGATGCTTTGCCAGGATTCGGATCCACACAAATGACTATTCCAGAATCAGCACGAAATAAAATATACATTGCCGGGATACCGGAATTAAGGAGCGTAATATGAGCGCAGAATCAGCAATTAAATTACAGTTTGACCGGATAGCCAAAGGCCGGCAATCTCAACAAGCAGCATTTGCCACAGGCGATACATTTTGGACTAAAGTGGATGCAGCTGCTGATATGACTTACGAAAACCGCATTAAAGGCTCGGACATAACAGCACTGGACGTGGCTTTGACTGCAGGTGCGTTTTGGTCTGCACCGAGTCTTGCACGGTGGGCAAGTCTTCATAACTCCTACTTTCAGGCGGATTTAGCGTTGGCGGCTCCGTTCATTGAGAGCTATTTAGCCTCTAAGGGTTGGCGAGTGCCCTATGAATTCGCGCAATCCTGGTACGAGGCTACTGGATACCGGATCAACAAGCAGTATGTATTTGGTAAAGGAACGAAAGTTGCAGATGAAGCTAACCCGACTTCAGCAGGCATGCACTGCTTCCAGACATGGGTTTACACTGGGGCTTCTGGAGTGTTTGCGGTCGTAGATGGGGCGTTAGTCAACTGTATGAGTCCTGCACTGGTAACATCCACAACTGCAACGCCTGGAGGGTCTGCACACGCTTTGACTCTCACGCTGTCGGACGGCTCGACAACCAAGACAGTAGCTTTCACACCGGATGCTACCCAGTATGGTCATCAGATAGTAGGCCAACAGGCGATAGGGGCTGCCGGGGCTGCACTGGGGCAGAAAGACATCCCAATGGCGGCTACTGCACAGTTTGCAGCGTCTAACTATGTTTTGCTGGTTAAGTCAGACTTTTCAGTCCAGGAATTGGTGTATGTTGCGAGTATCACCACAAACACCAAATTGGTTGCTACCGACAATCTGATTAATTCGTTCGTGGAGAATGATCTTGTCTTCCCACTTTGCGTGAATGCTGTTAGGCAGGCGGGAACTCTTGCAAACGACAAGGCTATAGCCATTTGGGCATGGCCGGATCGGATTATAGCTTTATAACTTGGAGGTAAATAATGTCTGAAATAATCGAAAGAACTGCAAAGCTGTTTGAGGTTGGCAGTTACCCCGACAAAGGAATAGAGATCACAGAAGCCAACTTAGATTCTTTGGTTTCTGGCTTCGCCTCTATTCCCGTCAAAGTTGAGCACTCCGAAACGCCCTTTGACGGGGCTTTGGGGAATTGCACTAAAGTATGGCGGGATGGAACCGACCTTAAAGGCACGATTGGCTTCTCACCCGAAGCGTGGGGGCTTATCGATAAAGCCGGGGCACGGAAACTAAGCATCGGTATCAAGAAGGACTTATCAGCACTTACAGAAGTAAGCCTGGTAAAGAACCCGCGTATTGCCGGTGCTGCTGTTTTTGATGATCGGATAGAGTTGTCCACGGGGGGGCTTGTGGAAGTTATCACGTTCGCGAGTTGGGGCGGTCTGACATCTGATGATATCGAGACGCAAGCCAAAGCCTTGATACCTGTCAATGCCAAAGATTACTGTTACATCAAAGTCACAGGTGAGAATTATGTGATTGCACGTATTTCTAACTACGACCTTGATGTTGAGAAATACATCAAATATCCATTTACCATTGCCAACAAGCTTGTAACTCTTGGTGATGGAGTGGAAGTCAAAGAACAAACCAAGTGGATTCCGGTTGGCACATCGATGTCAACTGTTAATTCAAATACAGCCGAACCTTCAGGAGGTATAAACATGGCTGACAACAAGAACGGCGCTCCAACTGAGGGGGCGGTAATTTTCACTGATGAGCAGAAAGCAGAAATCCAGAAGCTTGTTTCCGGTGTTGTAAGTGAGACCGAAGCAAAGTTTTCCGGGGATATTTCTACGCTCAAGACGGAAAACGAGAAGTTGCGAAAAGCCAACCTGGCAAAAGACGTGCAGTTCAAACTGGATGAACTTAAGCGGGCTGGTAAGCTGACTCCTGCAATGGAACCAATGGCACGTGAGTTGCTTATGGCGGGCGATTCCACTGTCACTTTCAATGGTGAGCAGACGAACTATTCTGCACTTGTCGAGAAGATGATTTCCGCGCTTCCTACAAGTGTGAACTTCAATGAGCAGGGTGAAACTACTGGCACGGCAGTGGAATTCTCTCAGGCTGTTATCGATCAGGCTGCAAAGCTCGGAGTGACACCCGAGAAACTTGCGCAGTTTGCGGAGGGTAAATAATTATGGCATTCGCAGCAAGCACGGTTGCACGTGATACCAAGCGGCGTGACGGCAAACTGATTCCGTTCAAAATTGATGCTGTCAAGATTGTTAAAGGCTCTTTTGTCAGCATGGATGCTTCAGCGGGTTATGTTACAAGTAGCATCCCTCTCGCGTCCAGGCCATTCCTGGGCATAGCTTACGAGACGGTGGATAACTCTGCAGGGTCCGCCGGTGACAAGACCATCAGGGTAGAGACTGAGGGTGACTTCGAGGTAACATTGGCGGGTTCTTGTGACCAGACCTGTGTTGGCAAAGAGGTATATTGGGATTCCGGTTCATCTGGAAATAGTCAGCTTGTCGTTCTTGCCGATCCGGGAACCGGTCCGAAAGTTGGACGGATGACTGAGTTTATAAGCGCGACAAAAGCCAGAATCAGAATCACTGGGTATGCGATGGTCCAGGACAACCAGGCAAGTTAACATTAAAGTTAACACAATCACAAGTAATACATAGTTTCTAAGCCTCCTGAAAATGGGGGCTTTACTATTTTAAGGAGAATAAATTATGCCACTAACCAGAGGGGATTTGTCAGCCGGTCTGCTTTTGCCCGGCATTAAGGCAGTATTTTTCGAGACATACAACGCTTACATAAGCGGACAGCCATGGGCAGACCTTGTTATGGAGATTGATTCCAATAAGGACTTGGAAACCTATGCATGGCTGGGTGCCGTTCCAAAGATGAAAGAATGGCTCGGTGAGAGAACGGTTGAATCGCTCAATCAGAGCAAGTTCACCATCACCAACAAGCTGTATGAATCTACGCTCAGTATTGACCGAACGGCGATTGAAGATGACCTTTATGGCCAGATTCGTATCAAGATTCAGGGCTTGGCTTATGAGGCTGCTAGGCATACAGAGCAGATGGTGTTCGATATCATCAAAGCTGG